TGTTGGGAGGCGCCGGCCGACGCGCCGACCTGGGAGACGCCGGCGAACGAGGTCGACGCCGTACTCGCGGAGACGATGGAACGGTTCCGCGTGATCCGCGGCTATTTCGACCCGCCGCTCTGGCGTTCGGAGATCGACAACTGGGCGCGCGAGTACGGCGACCGTGTCGTTCAGCGGTATGAGACGAGCCGGTCGCGGATGATGGGCGCCGTCGAGCGGTTCCGCACGGACGTAGCGACGCAGCGGCTCCACCACAGCGGCGACGTAACGCTCACGCGGCACGTTCTCAACGCGCAGACGCGCGAGGCGCGCGGCGGTGGCTACTGGCTGACGAAGGACCGGCCGGGCAGCCAGCACAAGATCGACGCGGCGGTCGCGGCCGTGCTCGCCTATGAGGCGCGCGCCGACGCGCTCGCTCACGGCGATAACCGCTCTGGCGTCGTCGTCACCTGGAACTGATGGCATCGACCGACCTAACGACCACGACCGCCGGCGCCGGCGCGATCACGCCCGAACAGTGGCGCGATCAGCTACTCGGCGCGCTCGCGAAGCGCGCGCCGTCGATCAAACTCTGCGACTCCTACTACCGCGGCGAGCACAAGATGGCGTACACGACCGCGCAGTACCGCGAGCACTTCGGTCACCTATTCGCGTCGTTCGCCGATAACTGGTGCGATCTCGTCGTCGACGCGTCCGCCGAGCGGCTACGCGTTGAAGGCTTCCGGTTCGGCGAGGACACGGACGCCGACGACGCCGCCTGGGAGATATGGCAGCGGAACAAGATGGACGCCGAGTCGGATATGGCGCACACGGACGCGATCAAGCTCGGCTGTACCTACGCGCTCGTCGGCGCCGATGACGGCGGCGAGGCGACGATCCAGGTCGAGGCGGCGGACAAGGCCATCGTCTACGTCGACCCCGCGCAGGGCCGGCACCGGCTCGCCGGCCTGCGCTACTGGTGCGACGAGTTCGACGTAGAGCACTGCGCGGTCTATCTCCCCGACACGATCTCGTGGTGGCGGCGCGAAGGCGGTGAAACGACGGGCCGCTGGACCGAGGACGTCGGTTCGGGGACGAACCCGCTCGGCGTCGTCCCGCTGATACCGCTCGCGAACGCGCCGACGCTCGCCAACCGGCTCGGCCGGTCGGATATCGAACGCGTGATCCCGCTCCAGAACGCGGTGAACAAGCTCTGCAACGACATGATCGTCGCGTCGGAGTTCGCGGCGTACCCGCAGCGGTGGGCGTCGGGCATCGAGATTCCCGTCAACCCGGAAACCGGCGAGAAACTGAACCCGAACTATCTCGCCGGCGTCGACCGCGTATGGGGGACCGAGCGCAACGAAGCCCGGTTCGGGAACTTCGCCGTCTCCGATCTCTCGCCGTACGTCCGCGCAATCGAGATGTGCATCCAGCACATCGCCGCGCAGACGCGGACGCCGCCGCACTACCTGCTCGGCAGCATGGGTGCGTTCCCTTCCGGCGAGAGCTTGAAGGCGACCGAGACGGGGCTCGTCGCGAAGGTCCGCCGCAAGCAGCTCTCGTTCGGCGAGGGTTGGGAGGAAGCGATGCGGCTCGCCTTCCAGGTCGAGGGCGATACGGCGCGCGCCGAACAGGTCGCGGTCGAGACGATCTGGGCCAACCCAGAATCGCGGATCGTCGCCGAGACGGTCGACGCGGCCGTCAAGCTCGCGAGCATCGGCGTCCCGCGGCCGGCGCTCTGGGAGTACGTCGGCGCGTCGCCGCAGCAGGTCGCGCGCTGGCGCGAGGAAGGCCAGCCCGAGCCGACGCCGGTCCTAAAGGAGACGATCACCGCCGCCGCCACGCCGGCGCAGGCGCACGAGATCGAGCTTGGCGAACCGCCGACCGGCCCGGCGCCGGGCGGCGTACCATCTTCGCCGCCGGCGGCGTCACCGCCGGCAGCCACACCACCACCAGGAGGTAAACGTGGCGGATAACGACCAACCAGCCGAGCCAGGCGCGACGCCAGCTCGGCCCGACCCCGCCGCCGGCGCGACGCCAGGCGGGCAGCAAGCGACCGGTGGCGCGACGCCGCCGGCGGGTAGTGATGAGGGCGCGAAGCCCGACGGGTCCCTCGGCGACGCAGGGCGCGAGGCGCTGGATCGAGAGCGAACGGCACGGCGCGAGGCCGACCGCCAGCTCGCAGCGGCTCGCCAACGCGTAGCCGAGCTGGAGGACCGCGATAAGTCCGAGAGCGAGCGGACGCGCGCCGACCTGGAGCGCGCGCGCGAGCGGATCACCGAGCTAGAGGCTCAGGAGTCCGCGCGCGAGCTGCTGGAGCTAAAGCGCGAGGTCGCCGCGGAGCTAGAACTGCCGCCGACGCTCGCGCCGCGGCTAGAAGGCAACGACCGCCGCTCGCTGAAAGCCGACGGACAGAAGCTCGCCGACGAGCTGAGGGCCGGCGTGCCGGTAGGCGATCTCGGTATCGGCCGCGGCGGCACCGCGGGCGGTCAGACAGGGCGCGGACCCGACATGAATCAGATCATCCGCGAGGCAGCCGGCCGAGGCTGACAGGCAGCGCGACGCGCTGTCACCCGTTACGGCTCTCGCCCTCATCGAAAGGGTTAGAACCCCATGGCTTACAACAGCCTCATCAGTCGGACGAACGCGTCCGCGCTGATCCCGGAAGATTATTCCAACGAAATACTGAAGCGTCTCCCTACCGCGTCGGCGGCGCTCGCGCTGTTCAAACACGTCACCATGTCGCGCCAGCAGTACCGGATGCCGATCATGGCGGCGCTGCCGGTCGCGTATTTCGTCAGCGGCGACACCGGGCTAAAGCAGACCACTGAACAGCAGTGGGCAAATAAGTTCTTGAACGCCGAGGAGATCGCGTGCATCGTGCCGATCCCTGAAAAGGTGCTCGACGACTCCGCGTTCGACATTTGGGGCGAGGTCCAGCCGTTCGCCATCGAGGCGATTGGGCGCGCGCTCGACGCCGCCGTGTTCTTCGGGGTGAACAAGCCGGCGTCGTGGCCGAACAGCATCAACACGGAAGCGACCGCGAAGGGGAACGTCCAGGTCGCACCGACCGCGACCGCCGCGACCGGCGGCATCGTCGGGGATATCTCCGAACTGATGGCGAAGGTCGAGGCCGGCGGTTTCGACTGCAACGCGATCATCGCTCACCGGAAGCTGAAGGGGATGCTGCGGCAGGCGCGTGGTACGACCGGCGAGCAGCTAACCGCGATGGACCCCGGCACGGAGGTCGAGCCGCCGCCGTCGTCGGTGTTCTCTGTTCCGATCAGCTACCCGATGCGCGGCGTCTGGCCGACCGCCGCCAAATCGACCGAGGCGATCACCGGCGACTTCACGCAGGGGATTCTCGGCGTCCGTCAGGACTTCACCTGGAAGCTGCTCGACCAGGCAGTCATCAACAACGCCGAAGGCAAAGTCGAATACAACCTCGCGCAGCAGGACATGGTGGCGATGCGCGTCGTCTGTCGGTTCGCGTGGGAAGTCGCGAACGTCCCGCAGCCCGAGATGAGCGGTACGCAGTACCCGTTCGGCGTACTCCAGTCGGCGACCTAATAGAGAGGCGAACCACACATGACACCGCAGGCGAAGGCGTCGGCGTCGACCGACAAACCATCGACGCGTGAAGAAGTCGGCGACCCGGCCGAAGTCGAGTATGAGGAGGCGCTCGTGCTCGGCGTCTGGCCGATGATCGGGCTAGCGCCGATGGACCAGACCGACCACACCGTCGAAGGCGTGGCGTAGCGACCGGCGGCGCCGGTTCTCCTCCGACCGGCGCCGCCACACTTACCGATGACGACTCTCGTCGAACAAGAAGCTGCCGACTCCGAGGCGCGCGCGAAGCTCTACCGCGAACAGCGCCAGGCGCGGCTCGCTTACCAGACCAAGCTCCACGCGTCGCTCGCCGGCGACCCGGCGGCGTTCCGCGTGCTCTATGACCACTGGTCGCCGCTGTTCGACTGGCTCGCCGAGAGCGAAGCGCCACCCGTCGAGTCGCAGGACGAGCTTGATCCGCTCGGCATCTCCGATCAGGTCAACGTCGGACGATGAGCGCCGAACCGACACCCCCGAACCTCACGCCGACGGTCGCCGACGTAGCGGCGATGATCCGCGCGCGGACGAAGGACTCCAACGGGAACGAGCTTGGGACGTTCACGACCGATACGCGTCCGACCGAAGCACAGGCGCAGGAGGCCATCGACCACGCCGTACTCGCGATTCACCAAAAAGTCGGCGAGGTCAGCGCGCACTGCGCGGATATCGCGCGCATGTGCGCGACCTACGGCGCCGCGGCCGAGATCGAGCTGTCTTACTTCCCCGAGCAGGCGCGGACCGACCGCTCGCCGTATACGTTCCTGATCGCACGCTGGACCGAGACGCTGGAGGGCGTCCACCAGTGCGTGCTCGGGAATCTCCCCGGCGGTATCGGCCCGGACCCGACGACCGGTTGGGGGCAGGGGACGCTCCAGGCGTACTCGGGGGTCGCCTGGGACTTCTACACCGGCGAGACGGGCATCCTCGGGAACCTACCGCCGCCGCCGCCGACGCCCAAAAGCTGATGGAGACGTTCACGACCAACGCGCCGGCGCTCGCGTCGCGGCTCGCGTCGCTCGCCGAGCGCGTCGGCGATCCGCAGCCGGCGCTAGAGCGAGCGCGGACCGCGCTCGCGGCCGGCGAGCGCGAGGTCTGGTCGAGCCAGGGCGCCGCTATCGGCGACCACTGGTCGAGCGCCGCCGAACCCGACCGGAAGGCCGACGCGATGATGCTCGTCGCGACCGGTCGGCTCCGTGCGAGCCTCGCCGGGCCCGACGCCGGCGAAGTCGCCGGCGAGACGCTGAAGTTCGGCACCGACGTTCCCTACGCGCGCTTTCACCAGTTCGGGACGAGCCGGATGCCGGCGCGACCGTTCCTCGGCGTACCGCCCGACGTACAGCACCGCCTGACCGACGAGCTGGCGCAGCTCGCGCGACCGTGACCCGTCAACGTCTCCTCACCCACGACTACCAGATCACGTCGGCGTTCACCGACGCTATCGACGCGGTAGCCGCGACGACGGCGACGAGCGCCGGGACGCCGGGCGAAGTCGGTCCGATGGTCACCGGTGGCGACGTAGAGGACGCGATCCTCGAGCTACTGAAGGAATGGCTCTCGCGCTATCTCGCCGCCGGCGAGATGCAGCACGGCATCACGCCGGGAGCGACGCCGCGACCGCGCGGGTGGGCGATCACCGAGCGCGACGTGCAGAAGCTCCTGAGCGACCAGTTGCCGTGCATCGTTCTCCTGAACGCCGGGATCAACGAGACGCCGCAGCGCGAGTCGACCGGCGCGCTGACGGCGGTCTGGGGGATGAGCGTCGCGGTCGTGTTCAACGCCGCGTGGGGGCGCGAAGCTCGCCGGCGAGCGCAGCTCTACGCGCGCGCCGCGCAGCTCGCGCTCCAGCAGCGCCCGCTTGTCGCGCTCGGCCAGCCGTGCGAGGTCGAGATGCTTCGCGAGCGGTACGACGAGAGCGACTTCGCCGACAGCCGGTCGTACTCGGCGAGCCTCGCGAGCTTCAACGTCCTCTGCCGGGAGATCGCGAACACCAACGGCGGTCCGCCGCCGGGGGCGGTTCCACCTAGCGATCCGACGGTGCCGTTCGTGCCCTGGGTCGAAGTCGTCAAGACCGAGGTCACTGTCAACAACGAACCACTAGATGGGAGCAAACCATGACCAGACCGGGCGTAGTCGTTAGCTCGGCGACCTCGGCACCATCGGCCGGCGTCCCTACCGACACCGGCGTCGCGTTCATCGCCGCGGAGGCGGCGATGGGTCCGACGGAAGGGCCGGTGCGCCTCACGTCGCTAGACCAGTTCACCGCCAACTTCGGAGCGCGCATCGCCGGGACCTACGGCTACGACGCGCTCGACGCCGCGTTCCACGAGGGGCTAGGCACGGCGTATTTCGTGCGGCTCGCCGAAGGCGCGACGGTGGCTAAAGAATCGGCGACGACGGTCGCCGGCGAAGGGAACCTGGAAGCCGCGAGCCCCGGCACCTGGGCTAACACGCTCTCGCTCGTCGTCGCGGGCTCGGGCGAAGCGTGGACCGCCGAAGTCAAGCAGGGGGCGACGACCGTCCAGAAGTCGCTCCCGCTCGCGACGACCGAAGCACTAGCCGCGTTCCTCGCGACGGGACCGTACCTGCGGCTTACCGGTATCACGAAAGGGACTGAAAAACCGAAAGCCGGAACGGTCGCGCTGAAAGGCGGTACGGACGGAACCGTCCCGATCACGAAAGCGTCAACGCTCGCGACGGCGCTCTCGACCTGCCGGCCCGATCTCGGTCCGGGCCAGGTCATCGCGCCCGGCAAGACGACCGCGGAAATGCACGCGGCACTACTCGCGCACGCCGCGGGGACGAGCGATCTCGGCGTGAACCGGATCGCGTTCCTCGACGGCGCGCTCGGCGACGACGAACTGACGCTAAAGACCAAGGCCGGCACGCAGCGCGGGACGACGCAGGATCGCTACGGCGCGCTCTGGGCGCCGTGGGCGGTAATCCCCGGACTCGCGCCGGGGACGACGCGCACCGTGCCGTGGTCGGCGATCCAGCTCGGGATCGAGTCGCGTAACGACGCGGCCGGGCATCCGAACCAGGCGGGCGCCGGCGGTTGGGGCGTATCGCAGTACGCGACCGCGCTCAATCGCACGTTCACCGACGCCGAACGCGAAAGCCTGCTGCTCGCCGGCGTGAACACCGCGCGCGCCGTCTACGGCGTCGTCGAGAGCTACGCCTTCCGTACGCTCGTCGACCCGGCCGGCGTCCGCGGTCCGTGGTTGCAGCTAAACCACGCGCGCCTGAATATGGCAATCGTCGCCAAATCGGAGGCCGTCGGCGAGGAAGTGGTGTTCTCTCAGCTCGACGGTCGCGGTCATACGCTCGCGAAGTTCAACGGGCTCCTAGCGGCGATGTTGAAGGAACTGTACGACGACGGCGCTCTCTACGGCGACGAACCGACAGAAGCGTTCACCGTCAACACAGGGCCGGCGGTGAACCCGCCGGCGCAGCTCGCGGAAGGGATCATGCGCGCCGTTCTCTCGGTCCGTATGTCACCGCACGGCGAGCTGGTTCAGATCGAAGTCGTCAAGGTGCCGATCACGGTCGCCTTGGCGGCGTAAACACGAAGGGGTGAACTGACATGCCTACTGGCGCACGCGCAGACATGTTCGCGGTCACCGTCTCGGTCGACGGGATCGGTGACCTCGGCGTGTTCGACCGTATGACCGGCGGTGAAGTCGACTCAGAAGAACAGAAGTATGCGCCCGGCGCGATGGGACCGCCGCTCTCGCTCGGCGGTCGCGTAACGATGGGGAACGTAACGCTGGAGCGGCTATACGTCCTAGAGCGCGACAACGCCATCGAGCACGCGCTCGCCGCGGCGTGCGGCGTCGCGAACGTGACGGTCACCAAGCAGCCGCTCGACACGAACAAGGTCCCGTACGGCCGGCCGCTCGTCTACACCGGGAAGCTAAAGAAGGTCGAACCGCCCGACCACGACTCCGACAAATCAGACCCGGCGATCCTGCACCTGGAGTTCGTCCCGACGGGTACGGTCGGATGAGCGGGCTCGGCGACGCGATCAACCAGGCGACCGGCGAGGAGTCCGTCGCGACGGTCGACCAACCGACCGCCGCGTTCGACGCGCTCGGTAACGGCGATGCGCCGGCGCCGGCGTTCGATGCGCCGGCCGGCGACTCGGTTCTCGCGGCGGTCCGCGCTCGCGCGGCGGCGCTCGCCGAAGATACGACCGTCGACCTGGAGCTGCCGGGTTTCGGCGGCGTGCTCGTCGGTCGCTACGGCGCCGTGAACCTCTCGCAGTTCGTCGGCGTCAGCGGCGGGACGATGCACAACCCGTTCACGGAGGCGGGACCGGCCGCGGACGCGCTCGCGACCGCGCTGATTGGGCTCTACGGCTACGACGAGCACGGCGAGCTACAACCGCTCGTCCTCCCGAGCGGTCACCACGCGACGAGCTACGACGACGAGCTGGCGAGCGCGCTCGGCGTCGTCCCCGACGCGCCGACGGCGCGCGCCGTCCTGATCGCGGTCTGCGGTGGCGGTGCGCGCGGTGAATCGCTCGCGTGGACGCACTTCGCGCAGTACCAGGCGTGGCTGACCGAAGGCGCGGCGTCGGAGGTCGCCGAGAACGCCGTGGGGGAACCCTAAGCCGCGAGGAAGTCGAGACGCTGGCGGTCGCCGCGCTCTGCGGGCTCCCCGTCGCTCGGATCGTTACCTGCGACGCGACCGAGCGCGCGCTCTGGGGCGCGGTCACCACGCGCGCCGGCGAGCTGCGCGTACAGATGATGCGCTCGCTCGCCGCTCACGTCGGTAACGAGATCGCTCGTCGCTTCAAGTAGATGGCTGACACCAATCTGAACATACTCGTCCGCGTCCAGGGCGCTAAAGAGGCGTCGACCGAAATAGTCGGCATCTCCAAGTCGACCGCGCAGGTAGGCAAACAGACCGAGGAGACGAGCAAGCGCACATCGAACCTGCGCAAGACGATGAGCGGGCTCGCGACCGGCTTCGCCGTCTACAAGGGCGCGCAGTGGATCAAAAGCGCGGTGAACGAGACGACCGCGCTCGCGAAGTCGACGATGGGGCTCCAGCGGATTACCGGTATGGACGCCAAGACCGCGGCCGGTTGGGTCGGTGTCGCTAAAGAGCGCGGCGTCCAGTCCAAGCAGTTGAACATGGGGTTCATCA